ACGCTAAAGACGGAAAATCAAACTTTAAACCTGTAGAGGCGTTTTGGTGGCAAATTCCTGGTCGAGATGAAAAATTTAAAGCAGAGACAATCAGAAATACATCTGAAAGAAATTGGGCAAGTGAATATGAATGTGAGTTCCTCGGTTCACAAAATACTCTTATCAAAACATCTAAATTGGCATCGTTAACATTCTGTGAGCCTATTTTTAGTTCAAGTGATGGCCTTTGCGTATACGAATCTCCTAAAGAAAACCACATTTACTCAATTACGGTGGACACAAGTAGATCTGTAGGGCAGGATTATAATGCATTTGTGGTAATTGATGTGACTAATTTTCCATATAAAGTGGTTGCAAAGTATAAAAACAATCATATACCCTCTGAAATCTACCCAAATGTTATCCTATCTGTAGGAAATAAATACAACGAAGCGATGGTTCTTGTTGAAATTAATGACATCGGACAGCGGGTTGCTGACTTACTTAAGGAAGAATTAGAATATGACAACCTTCTTGAAGTAGTGATTCAAAATAAAAAATCACAAAGACTTGCAACTGCTTACGGTGGAATGAAGGCTTATCCCGGATTAAGAACAAGTACACAGACAAAAAAATTGGGATGTAATGCTTTAAAAGAGTTGATAGAAGGCGATAAGTTAATACTAAACGATTTTGATATAATATCAGAACTGAGTACATTTATTGCTAAAGGCCAATCATTCGAAGCAAGTTCGGGATATCACGACGATTTGGTGTCCTGTCTTGTGATGTTCGGTTGGATGACAACGCAACCATATTTTCAAGATATTAGCAATTTAGATGTCAGAAAGAAAATTTACGAGGAAAAGATTAAAAAACTTGAAGAAGAACTAATACCCTTTGGGTTTATAGATTCTGGTCTTCAGGATGATTATGAAAAGTCATCTTCCGAACTAGGAAGAGAGACATCGATTAGTTCAGATAATGAGGCAAAATCTAGTAATTGGGCAGCAGACAAAGACGAGATTTTTTGAAACACTAAATACCAACGACTAACTAAAGTCAAGTAAACAGGAGACTATTCAGATGGCATTTCAACTTTCTCCAGGCGTGAGTGTAACGGAGCGGGATCTAACGACCATTGTTCCAGCCGTTGCAACTACAAATGCAGCATTTGCGGGTATTTTTTCGTGGGGACCGATTGACCAAAGAGTCCTAATCGACAGCGAAAATAATTTAGTAAGACTCTTCGGTCTTCCTAACAACAATAATTATCCTTATTGGTTCTCGGCAGCAAACTTCTTGCAGTACGGAAATAATTTGCAAGTAGTTCGTTGCGTCAAAGAACAAACTTTGGCAAAGAATGCAGTTCCAGGAAATAAAACTGCTGCTTTGATTAAGAACGAAAACTTCTTGGGAAATGCTGACTGCGATACACATGGCGCATTTATTGCCAAGTACGCTGGTGCATTGGGTAATTCAATCGAAGTTCAGATTTGTGGTAGTAAAAACCCAACAACTGAATTCAACACTTGGATTTATGCCGATGAATTTGATCAGCAGCCAAGAACGAGTGGATATTCAGAGACCCTTGGCGGTACTGCTGATGAATTCCATTTAGTGGTTATCGACAAAACAGGTTTGTGGTCAGGCGCAACCGGAACTGTTCTTGAGAGATTCTCAAACCTGTCTCTATCGGAAGATGCACAAGATTTCAATGGTATCTCTAGGTACTATAGATCAAGAATAAATGAAGATTCTCGTTATCTGTGGTGTCCTAACACACCGGCAGGAGTGACATCTATTGAAGAGGGTGCGGATTCGGCTACTCCGTTTAATACATTTGTATTCAATGGTGCCACTGCTTCTAACAATGTTTCATTTGGTGTCGCTAAGTATATTTTGGGTGGTGGTGTGGATGAAACATATCCTACAACTGCACAAGAGTTCAAAGATATTGCACTTGGGGGAACAGGAGCAGGATATAAGGCGTTCTCGGATCCTGAACAAGTTGATGTTAACCTCTTAATTGGTGGACCAGAATATTCGCCATCAAACACAACTATTACTGATACCGTTGCAGCATCACTCAAAGATATCGCAGAAACTCGTAAAGACTGTGTAGTTTTCTGCTCCGCACCAATATCGAATCCTTATAGAACCGAAGACGATAAGTTGTCAATTGCAAAGAATTATCGTAACAATATCGGCTCTTCTTCGTATGTCTTCATCGATAGCGGATATAAGTACATGTATGATATTTACAACGATAAGTATCGTTTTGTTCCTTTGTGTGGCGATATTGCAGGACTTTGCGCTCGTTCCGACACAAACACGGATCCGTGGTATAGTCCTGCCGGATTCAACCGTGGCGGCATTAAGGGAGTTGTAAAGTTGTCGTTCAACCCAACACAAACATTCCGTGATGAGTTGTACAAGAATAACATCAATCCAGTAGTCACCTTTCCTGGTGAAGGAACAGTTCTGTACGGCGATAAGACTGCTCAGGCTAAACCTTCTGCATTCGATAGAATCAATGTCCGTCGTTTGTTCATCGTTCTTGAGAAGGCTATCGCAACTGCATCGAAGTACAGTCTGTTTGAATTCAATGATTCTTTCACCCGGGCACAGTTTCGTTCACTAGTTGAACCTTTCCTGCGGGATGTTCAGTCTCGTCGGGGTGTCATCGATTTCAAAGTGGTCTGTGATGAAAAGAACAACACACCCGAAGTCATTGACAGTAATAGATTTGTTGCTGACATTTACATTAAGCCTGCTCGTAGCATCAATTTCATTCAACTGAATTTTATCGCCACAAGAACAGGCATTTCGTTCAGCGAGGTCGGGGCGTAAGATAAATAATCAAGGAGCAAACGAAAATGTCACAATTCAGTATTGACGCATTTAGAGCAAATTTGGTAAACGGTATTGCCCGTAACAATCTTTTTCTTGTTCAGGGAAATTTCCCTAACGCAGGTCTTGGTGCTGTGAATTTTGCAGCAGGGGCTGCTGGCGCATTTTTTGGTCAGGCAGTAGCCGGTGCAATTAATAATGTTTCAGCGGCGATTGGTGCAGGAAGTTCGAATAATCAGGTTTCATATCTTGCAAAAGCGGCATCTATCCCACAGGCAGTGCAAAATATTGGACTAGCAAATTATATGGGCCGTCAATATAAGTATCCTGCCGATAGAACTTTCAATGAATGGAATCTTACGGTTTATAATGATGGTGCTTACACACTAAGAAAAGCGTTCGAACAGTGGTTAAATTCAATTAATACATACAAGACAAATATCGGTCCTAACGCCATGAATGGTGTCATGACAGATTGGTATGTCTCTCCACTTACCCGTGAGGGAACTATAATTACAACATATAAATTTGTTGGATGCTGGCCTTCCACAATCGGTGAAATTCAACTTGATATGGCACCTACAACTGAACCATCATCGTTCCAAGTAACGATGTCATATCAGTATTATGAGATCGCCAACATCACTACTTGATAGAGATATATCTCGGATACCGCCTCAGATTTTAAAGGAGAGGTAATTATTATGGCAGAACTATTTGGTTTTAAATTAGAGCGGTCCAAGAAGCAGAAAGAAAATTTCAAAGCACTAAAATCGTTCGTAGTACCAACTTCGGACGATGGTGCTATTCCTGTAGAAGCCGGTGGGTTTTACGGTCAGTATGTTGATCTTGATGGTACAGTAAGAAATGACTTTGAGTTAGTCATGAAGTACCGTGAAATGGCTATGGATCCAATTACAGAAATTGCAGTTGATGATATCGTCAATGAAGCGATTGTTCTTGGTGAAAAGAAAAGTCCTGTAAAGATTATTTTGGATCGATTGAAACAACCGGACAGTATCAAAGAAAAGATACACGATGAGTTTCGTAATATTCTTAGAGTTTTGCAGTTTGAAACAAAAGGTGCAGATATTTTTCGAAGATGGTATGTAGATAGTAGAATCTATTTTCACATCATCGTAGATGAAGAAAATCCGCAAAAAGGAATTTTAGAGTGCCGTTATGTTGATCCTATGAATATCACGAAGATTCGTGAATTCAAAAAGGAAACCTTGAAGGATGGAACAAAAGTCATTGCCGGATACCATGACTTTTACATTTACAATAAAGACAACCCTCGCCAAGGTGGAAATGTAAGTGGAACTAAGATCAGTGACGATGCTATCGCATTCTGCTCATCGGGATTGATGGATTCCCGTTACAAAAGAATAGTCGGATTTCTTCATAAAGCAATTAAGCCACTCAATCAATTGAGAATGCTTGAGGACGCTGTTGTAATTTATCGAATCAGCCGTGCTCCTGAAAGAAGAATTTTCTACATCGATGTTGGTAATCTTCCGAAAACTAAAGCCGAAGCATATGTAAAAGGACTGATGAATCAGTATCGTAACCGTTTGGTTTATGATGCGAATAGTGGTGAAGTTCGTGATGATCGTAAGTTTATGAGCATGCTTGAGGATTATTGGTTGCCCCGTCGTGAAGGTAGCAAGGGTACTGAAATCACCACCTTACAAGGAGGAGCAAACCTTGGTGAATTGACAGATGTGGTGTATTTCCAAAAGAAACTTTATCGTGCTTTGTCAGTTCCAGTAAGCAGATTGGAGCAAGATAAACAATTTATGCTTGGACGAACCACAGAAATTACCCGTGATGAAGTTCGATTCACCAAATTCATTCATAGACTTCGAACTAGATTCAGCGAGTTGTTTTTCGATTTACTTAAGAAACAACTCGTTCTTAAGAATATTATCACTCAAGATGATTGGCCTGACATGCGAGAATCTGTATATTTTGATTTTGTTAAAGATAATCTATTTACTGAATTAAAGAATAGTGAGGTTCGTAAGAATCAAATAGATGAATTAGGAAATATTAAACCATACATAGGTAAGTACTATTCTCATGAATGGGTGCGGAAAAATGTTCTGACTCAATCAGAAGCAGATATTCGGGATATGGATCGGCAAATCGAAAAGGAACGCAACGCAGGCAAGATCGAACCCGATACATCACAGTTCGGTCTTGCGTAAAGGGAAAATATGGACGAACAGACGGAAGACATTCTCAATTCGGTAATCGAAACTCTTATGAAAAAAGAGGTGGGGAAATTTCGCAGCATGATTCAGAAAGAGTTAGAATCTAAGGTTTACTTCAAAATTGAGGAACTAAAGAAGTTTTTGTCCTCAAATATCACAGATCAACCGAGTACCGTGAGTGAAGTTCCGATGTCGCCGTCTGCACCTGTAGCAACAACACCCACAAATGATATGGACACAATGGGCACAGGTTCACCGAAGCCAACCAAACCCATCCCGCCTAAAAAAATCAAGTTGATTCCAACTACGGCAGGACAAAACAAAGACGATGTAACATTAGATCCAAACTTTGAAAAAGAGTTCTATCTAAGTTCATATACTTACAGGGGACAGAGAGTTATTATCAAACAAGTCGGGACGGGATTCGGTAAACCTGTTCGCATTTATATTAACGATAGAAGATGGGAGTTTTTTCCTGGTCCTAAAAGTGCTACGAAGGCAACTAAAGAATACATCGATCAGTTGATGAAAGATGCGAAGAATGATGATGTTCTTGCGATAAACATGACAAAGAAAGTTGAAGCAGATAAGAGGGCAGGATTTGCAGAACCTCCTCCAGAAGTCCAAACTTCAGTTAGCAAATCGAGCACATCTTCTAAAACCATCGATGGTGATCCACCAAAATCTAAAAAATCAAAGAAATAAGAGAATTACCCATGAATGACGAAAAAAACATCAATCAAGAGAAAATTGACGGCAGAACAAAAATGTATAGAGATACTGTCTCTCGTCTTGAACACAATAGAAGACTGCGTGAGGAGCGCAAAAGATCCATGACTACGAAAAATGAGAACATAGTTGCAAACGCAATGAAGATGGTTGAGATGTATCGAAAGTTGCGTGAAGAGAAGAAGAAAACCATCATGGGAGCAAAGAAGGAATCTGTTCAATCTGAACCAATCAAAGACGATAAGAAGTTGACCAGAGGACAGATGGTGGATGCAATTGGAATGAATAGCAATGGTAAGTTTGAAGTTAATGAAGAAGAACTCTCATCCAAGCAGAAAGCATATCGTGCTTTCTTTGAGAAAGCACTTAAGAAGTTTGGTAAAAAGTCTCCTGCTGATATGGATGATGGTGAGAAGAAGAAGTTCTTCAACTATGTTAAATTGAATTGGAAGGGATAATGCCTACTCTTAAGGTAAAATTTAAAGGTCCAAAAACAGCCAAAGAATTCCAAAAGAACTTTGGTATTGTTGGTTTAGACGCATCGATAAAAATCGATGGATCTTCTGCAACTATCACTACCAAAGATAAGAAGGCACACGATTTCGTAAAACAAATGGTCTTAGATTTGAAAGCAGATGTAAAGATGGAATCTGCTATGAAAAAATTCGTCAATGCAATAGTTGAGTCTGTCGAGACTAAAAACAATGTGGATCTAGTTTTATTAGATAAATCTATCGTTTCAGTAAATCCAATCTGTGCAGAGAAATTCATCTCTTTTCATGACGGAATCGTTGACGGAGATGCGGGAAACATTCTTCTTAGTCTTGCAGTGGAAAGTCAAGATTCATTCAATAGGACCATGCAATTTGTTCTCAAAGAACAGGAATAACCAATGGCAATAGTTAAACAAGATTTAGTCAAGACGCAAAAGAGGTATGTGACCAAAGTAGATTTCTCATCAGAAACTGCTATGTACGAACTTGGCGTTACGGGTTCGGCATTTGATGGTATTGGGGGTATTACCGGCGAAAGATTTGTTGCAGGAATTACAAACAACACAGCAGCATTGTCGAGAATCACATGGACACTAAGTACAGGCGGATTGAATCTCACATGGGCTGGTGCGCCCGGTGCTACTGCCATGAGACTATATGGAACAAACGGTGAAATGAATCTAGAAAGAACCACTTTAAAGAATAACGCAACTGCACCGACAGGAATTTTGAATATAACTCCAACAGGCACATTAAGTGGAACTGTTTTACTGGAATTTGTTCATGCATCAGGATCAGTAACACCTCCTGGCTACCTCGGACTATAAGGAAATCACATGAAACTAATCACAGAAGTA